GAATACCTAAACTACGAGTTCGGTTGGCTTCCACTACTATCTGACATCCAAGGCTTCGCCAAGGCTGTCAAGAACAGTGGAGCAATCTTGAATCAGTACCGAAAAGGTTCTGATGTCAAGATCCGTGAACGATACGACGTAGGAGGACTTGACCAATCGCGTGTACTGTCAGGAGGGATCCTGTGCAGTCCGACGGATGGCAATGTCGTCCTATCAGGGGGACAACTCGAGCATCAAAGGAGAAGAAGCTGGTTTAGTGGTGCCTTTCGGTACCACATTCCAACTTCCGATACCCAGCTCGGGAAGTTCCAACAGTGGATGAGTATGTCTGACCACCTTCTCGGGTGGAAAGTTACTCCTGAAACTGTTTGGAACATCGCACCCTGGTCCTGGGCCGTCGATTGGTTTTCTAATACTGGCGATGTAATCGCCAATATTAGCAACCTTGGAAAAGACGGCCTCGTGTTGCAGTATGGATACTCCATGGCTGAAAACATCCATGAGATCGATACTTGGGCTCTGATTGAGAACAAGACAGCGACGCGTAGTATCAAGAAACACTACAAGCGTCGTCTGCCTGCAACACCATATGGTTTCGGTGTCAATCTGGATGCTCTTTCGAGCAAACAGATCGCCATCATCGCAGCGTTAGGTCTTTCCAGGACTTAACGTCGCGACAACCCTTCCTATCTTATCCAGATAGGAGGGTGGGGCTCTATACCTTAGAGTCCTGACTTCCACGTTCGGCACAAAACCATGCCGATCTTCATAGAAGAGGACTGCCTCCATGGCATTCACTGACCCCCAAGCAGTGACTATCAACGCCGTTTCGCAGACGTTGCCCCGGATTTCATCCGGTGTCAACTCTGGCGTCTTCCAGAAGGATGACGCGTCGGTCAAGCTCTCCGTTTCGCACACATACGCGAAGGGACGGGCTCGGCGATTGATTCGGCTCGATCACGCCAAGGTCGCCGCTGACCCGCTTATGGCGGGTATCAACGTGCGAGCCACTGGCGCGGTGTACCTGGTCACGGATTTTCCGCAGACTGGTTACACTGTCGCTGAAGCGAAGCAGATCGTGGATGCGCTTACTGCGTATCTCACGGCTACTTCCGGCGCCCGCGCCACCCAGCTTCTGGGTGGAGAAAACTGACGTGTTGCGCTCCGTTGGTGACGGAGACGACACGCTTGAGTTTCCACCGGTAACGGTGCATGAAACTCATGTTCGGTCGCGGACTGCTGCCGACTACATTGTTGTCATTGCCGGAGTGATTGCATCACTCTGGGCTGTCAGCAGTCTCACCATCGTGATTTCGATCGCTTTGGTGAGGTAGTCGGTTAGAGGGTCATAGGAGGCTAGGGATCGACTACCACGAAAGTGGGCCGATGAAAAGCCTGATGGTCCTGTGGAAGCAGCTATCCATTGAATTGGGTAGCTGGTGTCACGTCAGCACCACTCTCGACTACAAAAAGCTCGAGAGGCGAGTCGAAAACGAAGGGCTATCGTTTCTAACGATTACCCTTCCGCGCTTCGGACGAGACTTCGAGAGAAGTCTTGAAGTTGGCGCGATAGATCGACAGTCTTTCCAAGGTTTTGCATGGAAAGATGGTCTCCCCCTATTTCTAGGAGGTTTCCTCGATCGCGTTTTCGATTCTGTAAGTGGAGTGCTGCTTGACGAACCCTGCAAAGATTCCATCTTCGCGATACGTCAGCTTTCGCTGATGTTCAAGAAGATCGAGTTCCCAGTCTCTGAAGACAAGGTAACTCGCGCTTTGCTTGGGTACGTTCAAGTAGAAGAGGAAGTCGAAGCAGCCGACAAGGTACTTACTCAAGAACTCAAGGATGAGTTCATGAGGGTCGGTGCTCTTCTCTTCGAAGATGTGTTTTCCGAACTAGACCGTGAGGTCTGGGAAGGGACACTTCTTCCGAAGCATGGTCCTGGGTCAACTGCTGATGGTCTTCTCGGAAACGAGAAGTACTACCAGACACAGTGGACTCAGCGTTTGGAGCGCGTATTTCCATTCCTGGAGAACGTCGTCCCATCCGCCCGGTATCACCGGGAACTCGACCATGTCGCCTTCCTGGAGCCTGAGGACGAAACACCCGTGAGGGTTATAACCGTCCCCAAGACGCTGGAAGCTCCAAGGATCATAGCTATCGAGCCAACCTGCATGCAGTTCATGCAGCAGGCCATTGCCGATAGTCTGATCCAGAAACTCGAAAGCCGACGTCTCGCTGTTTACACACGAGATAATGCGGCTTACGGTTTCGTCGGATTCTCCGACCAGAACCCAAACAGGGAAATGGCCAGGATTGGGAGTCGTGACAAGACTCTCGCGACACTCGACATGAGTGAAGCATCCGATAGGGTTTCCAATCAGCATGTAAAGCTCCTTCTGCATCGATGGCCTTGGTTATCTGAGGCCGTTCAAGCAGTAAGAAGCTCGACGGCTGATGTACCTGGACATGGAGTAATCCGTTTGTCCAAGTACGCCTCTATGGGCTCCGCGCTTTGCTTCCCAATGGAGGCAATGGTGTTTACCACCATTATCTTCATGGGAATGCAGAAAGCGCGCAGCACCCACTTCACACGGAAGGATATTCTATCCTTCCGTGGGAAGGTGCGTGTTTACGGGGATGATATCATTGTCCCCGTAGACTGCGTCGATTCCGT